GCCGAGAACACAATGCTGCTGTACGTTCCAGCCTTGCATGCGGAGCGGATCTGCTCGCTGATTGCAATTGCGTCAAGCGACTGCACTGCAATCGCGCGCACGTTGACAACAGCACGACGGTCTGGCGTTGCGCCAATTGTCGTTAGTTCCGTGGTCTCGCAGTCGTAGGTGATTGCTGGCAGTGCTGAGTCCTGCAATCGGTATCCCAACGTAATGCGCGCGTCAGGCACCAACGAGATCGTGGAGCCTGCGGTCAGCATGGAACGCACTGCAGATTCGAAACTCATTCGACCTCCACCACGTTGATGATGGCGACACGGTCGGCCTCGTTGAGATTCTGCACGCCAGTGATGCGAAGCGTGTGGCCTCGCACGTTAAGTCGGTCGAGCGTTGTGCAGCCCGATGCAACCCATGCCTGCCATCGCGCACGCAGCTCGTAGGTTTGAAGCACTGCAACGCCGTCTGCGTATTGCGACTCAGCAGCAGACTCGCTGCGCATGTCCACGCGGAACTGCGACGCAGCTACAAACGTGTCATCGCGTAGGCCGAGTGCGTCCTGCGAAGCGCTAGCCGTGTAGACCGTCGCGAGATACTTAAGTCTTCCCGCGCTAATCATCTAAAGCTCGCAGTGGTCGAGACCGAGCGGAGAATGTACTCAAGGCCAAGCGGAACAGTGCTGAGGCTGATCGGCTGGGCAGCTTCTGGATTGTTGTACCAGTGGCCCACGAGGCTGATGACCGCGTGCGTAATCTCGTTGGGCAAGTTGGCGTAGCCGGCGGTGTAGGTGACGATGACGGCTGTGCCGACATCAAAGCCAGGCATGTCGCGGAATCGAAGCTTCGGCAGTGCATCGCTCAAGTCCACCCAGTAGCTCGACGTCGGCAGCGTCGTGATGACGGCGCCGGTGGTGTACTTGACGTTTGTGACGCTGACCCACGGTGCAAGCGGGAACACGGTGTCACGCCACTGCGTGAGGTAGAGCGTGTAGCTCTCGACTTCCAGAGCTAGCTGCGTGTTGCGACTGATCAAAGACATCGCAGCCTCGCGCAAGCGCGTGAGGTCTCGGTCGTCGTCGTCGTAGTCCACCTTGAGAGCGGACTTAATTGTGGCGAGTGGGATGGTCATTCGAAAGGGGCTGACGTCGTTCCCGACGTCAGCCCCCGGCTGGGGGAAGAAAGGCTTAGCAAGTGATCATGGCAAACGCGTTGCCAAGCATCAGCTTAGAGTCGGTGCGGGTGTACATGTACATGGTGGTGGAGTGAGTCGACGCAGCAGAGTAAGGATCAATCATCGAGGTCATGCCAGTGCGGTCGAAAATCTCAAAGTAGTTGAAATCGCCGACAACAGCAAAGACAAGATCTGCCGTAGTTGCCGTGGGGACATACTGTCCAACGCGGTAAGGCACGCCGTAGATGGTGCCTGGTGCACCGTTCGTAATGCCACCTTCGTTGCCAACCTTCCAGACGTAGTCTGTGGTGTTAACTTTAATCTTGCGAATAGTCTTCAGCAGTGTGTCCGAAATCAGCCACGAGAAACGAGGGCTGTTGCGGTACTGAGGTGCCACAAGGTGCACGGTGTCAATGAGGTTGTCGCCGGTCACTGTGGTAACAGCGTTGCTGGAGAGGTCGGTCACTTGCGAGATTGCCGCGATCGTTGTGCGTGAAGCGGAACCTGCAATGCCTTGCGGTTGGCTTGAGTTTGTGCCGACCGTAAAAGCTTCTTCTTGCTTGAGACCAATAGACAGACCCATTTTGTCGGCAACGTATGCAAGGCCCGAGCCGATGCCACCGGTGCCGATGGCGTCCTCAATGAACTCCTGCGACATAGTCGTAGCAGTGACGTACTTGTACGGAGTCACAGAGATCTGAGTGTTGAAGCTTGGATCTGCAGGCGTAATTGTCCCAGATTCGGCAACGAGGCTCGTGGTTGGCAACGCGTTCTCGACTGAGATTGTTCGCTTGCTGTCGATCGTGTGAACGGGACACATGCCACGGAGTACGTTTGCCTGTTGCAAACGGTTTACAATTCGGCGCTCAAGATCAGTCGGGATTGCAGCGCCAGATGTTCCCGTAGTGAGGGCACGCATTTCGGCGGCATCGCCGCGCACAATGGCGTTGAGCCAACGAGCTGCGTACGCCTCGCTGCCACGGTCGTTTGGATCGCCGCCACGAATGCTCGACGGTGTCGCCGATTGGAACATCGGCTGCGATTCAAGTTTCGCGATGCGCGCGCGAAGTGCCGCGCTCTCGGCGCGCGCTTCGATCACGGACAGATCGGCGTCCATGTGTGCGATCTTCTCGCGTTCTTCGCCCGAGCCGCGCGCTTCCACTTGCTGGGGAAGGTGACCAGTGCGAGATTCGAAAGCATCCAGTGCCTTGCGGTACTGGTGCACGGTGTTTTGCAGTTCGTTCAAGTTGTCCATTTGTTCATCCTGTGAAAGTGGAGTGCGATCCGCAACGATGCGAGATCGAGTGAGGCCTCGGAAACACTCCGCAGGCTTGAAGCAGTTTGGGGGTATGCGGCGTCCTGCACGATGGAGATCTCCATCAGCTTCGCCGCTTTAATCGTGCGCTGAGTTTTCGATGTGTCCCACGACTCGTCGGTGACGTGAAAGCCAAAGGACATTTCGCCGGTGAGGTCTCCACGAGTGAGGAGCGTGTGGACATCGTTGCCCAGAGTTGTCTCTGGGAGGGAGGCGCTGAAGTGGAGTCCTGACGAGTCCGAGCGAAGCGCGAGCGTGTTGCTTTTCGTGCGAGCAAGCAAATTGCGCGGATCGTGGTTGTACAGCAGCTTGACATCTTGGCCAGAAGCGATTGAAGCATCGAAAGCTCCTGGCATGATCTTCTCGCGAAACTGTCGACCACGCTCAAAGATGTCACGGGACTCGGCGCCGTACACGACGCTGTAGCCTGCGAGTGTTCGACCGTCGAGCTTCTGCTCGACAGAAGTAAAATCACGGCGTGAAATCATTGGCGCTCCCTCCAGATGTATCGTCGCCGAGGTTAGTTTGGCCGCCGCCGGTGCCCATGTTCATCGCAACAATTGGTGCATCAAGGCCTGCGAGTGGCTTGAGATCGAGTCGTGCGCGCGCTTCGTTGCGAGTGAGGAACCCAGCTTCAACTGCGGTGCGCAATGAAGCCATAGTTTCAGCGAGGCCTGGACGCACGAGCTGGTCGACATCGAAGGACATTGACGCAAATGGTGCGGTCTTCGCTATCCATTCGGCCTTCCACGCAGCCATCCAAGTCGAGAGACAAGCATCGACGTACATACGCGACAGCCATTCCATCGAGCCGTACGAAGCGCCAACGTCTTCGCTGAGATAACTGGATGGCACGCCGTAAAGTCGTGAGACGTCCCCGATGCTGTACTTTCGTGCAGCTTCCAGTCCTGCGTCTTCGAGCGTCGAGCTGATGCGCTCGATGCGCATGCCATCGGCGAGAATGATCGGCTCGCCAGCGTTGTTGGATCCTGCGTGACGCTTGCGATATTCTTCGCTGATGCGTTGCCGAGCCTCAGCGTTGGCTTGGCCTGGGTGAATCAGCGCGAGGCGCGGAGCGCCACCGTTGCGGAAGTTCTGCAGCGCGGTCTGCTCTTGTGCCGCCAATGTGGTTACAGCCGTCGAGCACAGTTGAATTGGCGACTCGCCCCACATGCCCGAATAGCCAGGAGCACGAAGGTGGAACATGTTCTCAAGCGCGACGTTGCCGTACTGTCTCGTCCTGTAAAACGGAACGGCAGTGCTGACATCGAGCGTCACGCTGTCCGGCTCGATTGGAATTAATTCGATTAGTTCGCCGCCGAGTGTGCGGTTGATGATTGCAAACGAATTGCCCCAGAGCAAAGCCTGCAGAGTAGTCGCGCGTCGAAACTCGAACGCAGACATATATCGACTAGGGGAATCCCACAGTGACTGCGATCCTGTCTCTGAAACTGTGCACGACAAACGCGCAATATCTCCGCTGATTAGCGTGACTGCACGGTACAACGGCGTGTAGCGAAGTGCCGACATCGGCGACACACTTGGGATGTCGAGTGTGTCCGATGGCAAAAACGACGCACTCCAAGGTGCGACGAAAGGCCCATAGAAGAATCGCTTGAGCAGATTCTGAATCACGCGAGAGATTCTCGCGAGTGTGCAAACTGCTAACGCATCTAAACGCCAATTTAGTTTTTAATCGTAACTCGTCGCGCGCTTGCCGCCCCATGTGTGCACGGCAATGATCGACGCCACAAGCGGATCGATGATCACGAACATCGACGCCTTGACGGGTCGTATGTTCCCGTTGCGGTCGACTTGCGTCATCGCCGACGCACACGCGCGGCGCAGAATTGGATCGTCGCCGATCACGAGCTGTCCGCCGGCCCACAGGTTTTGAAACAGTTGGCAGCCTGGGCCGAACGTCGAGATGCCCATGCGATACGCCGTCATCGGGACGCCGTCGCTGGCGAGCTGCTCGACCAAGTACTTGCTTCCCCATGCGTCGTAGCCGACACATCGAACGTCGTACTCGACCATCATTTGATTGA